CCCGCGCCCACTGGTCGGCGCTGTCGGGGAAGTATTGGCTGGCCAGCGCTCGGCTGGCGTTCTTGTCGGTCGATAGCCGCATGGTCTTCTTCCACGCGGAGGGATCGACCTCAAAGGTTGGCACGCCCGCGAAGAACAGGCAGGCCTTCAGTTCGCCGTAGGCTTGCGAAATAGTTACGGCATTGCGGATGCCTATGGCCCGAGGATAGAACGGCCTTTCCAACCAGCAGCATTTAACCTTGCCGATGTCCGAGATCAGGGCGCGCTTGTCTTCGAGCGTTCCGGGCATGTCGTAGGTGGCGACCTGCATGTCGTCGGTGTTCAGCAGGGCGAAGGCCCCGCTTTTGCCGGGATCGATGCCAAGGATCAGGGTCATCTTGTTTTGCCCTCCGGGAGGCTTGAGGTGTCAGGAATTTCGGCCCAGTACATCACCTTGAAGTAATCCATACCCGGCTCGGGCACGGCTACTCCCGTGAAAAAAGTGTTCCAAAATCCAATGTCATCGTCGTGGTCCCAGCCACCTGTTGCCGTGACAAAGTACGGCCCGGTTTCGTCCCAGATGGCAAAAATAAGTTCCCTGTCCTTCGGCGCTGTTTCGATAGGCTGCCAGACGCCGTATTGGCGCGGCGTTGGGTTTTCTTCTGGTGGCAGGGCTACAGCGGCTTCACCGCCCAAGGCCAGATACCCGCAGCCGTCGATCCAGTTGTCGATGTGCTTCGGGTTCGACTTGGCCCGCGCCAGCTTCATCAGCGTCATCATCACCGCGACGTCGTGTGGCTTGATGTTGCGGTTCAGGTGCGCTGACCAGTACGCCGCAATAAGGCCGAAGTTGTCTTCGGCGGACCCGTGCGTCGCCGCGCGGTCAACCATGATGAACTCCTTGGCCGTGTCCAAGATCTTAGCCCGGTTCACTTGGACACCCACTCTTCCTCAAACCGCAGATCTTCGATCCCGGTGATGTCTGCGATGCGGTGGCGGTAGACTGCCGACGGAACGAACCTCCCCGTCATCCAACGGCTGAAGCTGGACGATGCCACCGGGATCTGCTGGGCGATCCAGCCCAGCTTGCGCCCGTCCTTGGCGCACCAGTCCCTGATTTGTCGTTGGGCCATCATTGGCGCTCTCCTGTGTTTCGGTGCCACCAGACCTAGAGGCTAAAATAATTAGCGTCAAGTGCATTTATTTTCTTGCACGCTGCAAATCAGGGTTTATAAGTGGTGGCACGAACTAGCAAACAAGGATGACCCAGATGACCATTGACACGCACGCCGCCGCCCAACTCGCCGTCTCATACGCTGCCGCAATGGCATTGACCGGGCGTCGTTACTACCACCCGCAGACAACGCCTCGCAAGGTTCTGGAGACCTACCTGCACTGGTCCAAAATGACTGGCGTCGTTCTTCACAATGACGCTTGGCTGGATGACGCCGAGCGCGCCGTCGATGAGCTTAACAAGTCGCGTCGCGCAGCTTGGGCCAAGGTCTTCGGCCCTCGCTGATGACCCTCGCCGACCACCTCGACCTGCTGGGGTTTATCCCCCGGCAGGCCCCGCCGAAGCCCGCCCCACAGCCCGCAGCCTACGCGCCGCCCCAGTGGAAACCAACTTACCCCGGCGAAGATCCGCCGTTTTAATAGGAGACTAGCATGACCACCATCACCATCACCATCACGCTGGAGCAGGCCGAGACCGCGCTGGATTGCATCGACCGCGACATGGACTACAGCACGCACGACCAGCCAGATTATCACGACCTCAGTGAGATGCTGCACAACCTGCGCCGCATTGAACTGCGCCAGCGCCTGACATCTGCCATCAACGCCAACAAGGAAATCAAATAATGCGTATCAGAGACGTTCTTGCCGACCTGATCGGCATCTTCTGCCTCTTCGGCCTGCTGTACGCTGGCTTCATGTTGGGCCTCGGGATGGGGTGGATCTGATGGCCGTAAAGCTCGGTGCCGACGACACACATATCGTCCTGACCGCCCTGTGGGATTATCTTGAGACACTGACCATCGTCAATGACACTGCGCCGACCCCGCAGGTAACTTCAAGGATCGCCAGCGTTAATCGCCTCATAAAGCACTACAAGCAATCATACTTCGCACTAGACAGGCTGGGGATCTACTGATGACCGAAGCAGACAAACTCCGCGAGTATATCGCCCACAAGCAGGCCCAGATGGACGATCTGGAGAAGAGATATGGGAGCGGCGTCAGGCCATCGTGGCTGTCACAGGAGACCACGGTTTTGGCTTTTTACATCCGCGATGCCGAAGACCAACTCAAGCAACTGGAAGAGAACAATGCAGCAAACAATCCTACTAACTAACCAACTGGCCACTGGCAGTGCCTTCGCGCTGACCGAGAACAACGAGAACGTATTCATCCCGTCGAAGGTCATGCTCAACAAGGGCGTGCGTGTCGGACAGAAGGTGCAGGCCATCGTGGTGCCGAACATGACCCGGCCCAACCGCACGCCTTGGCTGGCGGTGAGCATCTTGGACGCAGCACCTGCGCCGCAAGATGACGCGCTGGCCGAGATGATCTTGGACACCATCGAAAGCGATGGCCGTGGCACGGTTGAGGAGATCGCGACATCGCTGAACATGGCCGACGCCAAGATTTCCGCCAAGCTGTCGGAGTTGGCAGCGTCGGGACAGTTGGTGCGGCTCACCTGCTTTGACTTCCCGGAGGAGGACGCATGATGTTTTTCCGCAAGAAATCAGAAACCATGCCAGTGCGAGATGTGCAGGCCGAGGCGGTCTTGGCCATTCTCAGGGGCGCACAGGTGCTTCCCAGCAAGAAGTTTGCAGACACAATCTTCATGGCCATCTTAGACAACCGCGACATGACGGTGGCAGATCTGGATGCTCTGTCCAACAGCATCTCGCGGCTGGCTTGGGCGAGGGGGCGCAAATGAAAGACTTCTGGGACAACATCGTATCGCTGGCGGGCATCGCCTGCCTTGCGTTCTTCATCTACGGGATGGGTCATCTGATCCTTGCTGACTTGGAGCGCGGTCAGGTGCGCTACGAGCAGTGCATCGCCGCCGACAAGCAGTGGGTGCAGGGGAGTTGCGTGAAATGACCGGGCTGCACCCAGACTATGGCCTGACCGACCAACTCCGCGTCGAGGCCCTGCGCTCTGCCGCGCGCTTCGGAGTAAAGAAAGCTGCGGCTCTTTATAGCGTGTCGCCAGCCAGCCTGTACAAGTGGCGCAAGGTGCCAGCGTTGATGAAGCAGATGATGGAGGTGGATGATGACTGACGAAGAACTGATCGCACGGCTGCGCCTCTACGGAAGCAAGTTTCACCATGAGTTCGGCCACAACGCCGCCGCCGACCGCATCGAAGCCCTGACGGCCAAGCTGGCGAAGGCGGAAGCTGGGCTGCTCGCCATTGCTAAGCGCGATGAGCAAATGATCTGGGGCGAAGATTATGAGGTGGAAGAAGCATTCAAAGATATGCGCGACATCTCCTGCGCCACCCTCGCAGAGATCAAAGGAGAGAGCTATGAGTGACGCACCAGAAAGGATTTGGGTGGCGACTTGGCGCGAAGGCGACTGGCGCGAAGGTGATTGGGACGACAACGAGGGCAAGGCGCTGAACGAGAAGCCCTGCATTCAATACGTCCGAGCCGACCGCATTGAAGCCCTGACCGAACAACTCGCCGCCGCACGTCAGGACGCCAAGGCTGCGGAGGATGAGTTGGAAATGCAGGAGCAAGAAGGCTGCATGATGGAGAACGACTACATCAAGCTTGAGAAGGAGCGGGATGCCCTTGAAGCCAAGCTGGCGAAGGCGGTGGAGGCGTTGGAGCCGTTTGCCAGAGCAGCAGAAACTTGGGAACCAGATGATGGAGACAGCGGGTTGGGCGCAAGGATCGAACATCCTCATCATGGTTTAGAGCGACACGCAGAATTTACCTTTGGCGATTTGCGTCGCGCCCGCGCCACCCTCGCAGAGATCAAAGGAGAGAGCCATGAGTGACGAAGAACTGACGCAGGCAATGGCCGAGTTGCAAGAGGTTGTAAGATGCCGCTGTGACGAAGCCTACAGAGACCGGGGGCTTAAAGACCCTCATTGCGAGTGTGACAGCGCCGAAGCCGTGAAGATTGTGGCCAGCCGCATCAAAGCCCTCACCGAACAACTCTCAGCCGCACGGAAGGACGCCGAAGAGGCCGAGGCTTATGCGGAGGAGGTGGAGGCAGACCGCAAGAAAACATACGAAGCCCTGCTTAAAGTGTCGCGCATCCACGGCGAGGTTGAGGCCAAGCTGGCGAAGGCGGTGGAGGCGTTGGAAAGTCTCATCCAGCAGACCCACGACTGCGAAAAAGAACTGACAGAAGACCTGCATCATGTGGACTTCTGCGGCGAAAGCGAGCCTCTGACTAAAGCCCGTGCCACCCTCGCAGAGATCAAAGGAGAGAGCCATGAGTGACAACATCGTAAACCTTGACGACCACCGCCCGCACCAAGCGACCTATGTGGCTTGCCTAGTGTGCGGTCATGACTGGGTGGCAGTGGCCCCGGCTGACACGCTGCACTTCCAATGCCCATCCTGCCAGAAGATGGGCGGCATCGCAGTCGAGCCTGACAGCCCTGAGTTTCTCAACTCCTATTTCAAGGGCGTCAGGGGCAAGAAGGAAAACATGCGGCGCACGATGGTGGTGTTGAACGCCAAGCGCATGATGGACGAAGGACTGACATGACCCGCACCCGGCACGACACAAGCCCCCAAGCACAGGCCATCCGCGCCGCTGGCTTTGTGCGCGTGCCGGGTGGGCTTTGGGCAACCCCCGAGCAGCTTGAGCTTATTTTGTATATGCTCCAGCAAAATCTAGACGAAATAAACGCTATCAAAAGGAGAGCCAACAATGGGTGGCCGGAGACTGATAACACGTGACATGATGCAAGCCGCGCTGATTTTTCGGTGGTCGGCAAGCCAAGCCTCGAAGCATTACGGATTTTCGCGGAACTCGATTGCGGCCGCCTGCGAACGGTTCGGGATCGTCCTGCCGACGACGACCTTCGGGAAGCCTATCACGGCACCCAAGGAACCGAATGACGACGAAATGTACGGCGACGACGCGCCGAAGGTTAAGTTCTCGGCCAGCAAGGCGGCCATTGAGCGGGCGCTGGCGAGCAGGGGCAGGGCATGAGGCCGACGTACGAAACAGAGGCCGACAGGGGCAGGGAAGCCGACTTCTCGAAGATTCTGTGCCAGAGCTTTGGGTGTACGCTGCACAAGCTGCCCATCCGATACGGCCTAGACTTTGTCGCCGTAAAGGACGGTCGCACCATCGGGTTCATGGAGACGAAGGTCAGGACGAACCCGGTGGGCAAGTATCCGACCTACATGATTTCCGCTGGCAAGTTTATGTCGGCCGACGCCCTCACGCGGGCGACTGGGCTGCCGTGCAGGCTGGCGGTCATGTGGGCCGACGCTTGGGGCCACACAAAGCTGGTGATGACGCCGGAGATTGTCGTCTCGCTGGGTGGCAGGCGGGACAGGGGCGACGAGCAGGACATCGAACCAGTCCACCTGATCCCGATATCCAGCTTCGAGATTATACCCTTGCGGGCCTTGGAGTGACCCGCTAATTTGAGTTGCGAGGGGCGCACACAATCAAAAAAACCGTCACGGGTTGCTTTGTGTTGGTCAGGATCAGACTGCGCTACGGCTCATCCAAACCATAGCGCCCCTCGCGATTATTCCCCACGCAGTGCAGCCAGAGCCGCGATGTGCGCGTCGATCTTCGTGATCGCCGACGCCTTGATGATCGTCTTGGTGATCTCGTTGGGCTGCAGGAGGATGTTATTCTCCGGCTTGTAGTAGCGATGGTTGGGGGTGTTCGCCTCGTCGGCCATGTCAGAACCCTTTCACGCGGAATTTGGCGAAGTCGCCGTCTGCCAGTTTCTTTCGGACGTACTGCGCGAAGCCCTGCGTGCCGACGGCCTCGCCGCACTCCATAGCCCACTGCTCCGCGATGACTAACGGGATCCGCCCGGCCAGCCGGAACTTGGCATCCCCGTGCGCGCTTGGAGCGTACGATGCAATCTCATGGTTTTCGTCGAGCAGGGCCTGCACGTTCTGGTGCCTCCGGATGATGAGCTTGCCATCCTCCTCAATCATCCGCTCGTTGACGTCATACAGCTTCACAGCGCGGTCTCCCCACGGCGGCGGCGGGTAGGTGCCGGGGCAGCGGCTGGTGCGCTCTCTACGGCCTCTGCGAAGCCCTGCGCGATCATGGCGGCGGCCTTCTCGTCCGAGACGTCGATCTCGGCACCCTTGTGGCGCTCGGGCTGCGGCAGGCGGTCTGTGGTGATGCGAATTTTCATGGTGTCCCCTCGGAGTAGGTGGGCACCCCCGAAGGGATGCCCGGATCTTACAGCGGCGATTAGAGAGCGCCGTTGATGTCGGCGATGATGCCGTGTGCCTTCTCGCTGTCCACCTGCAGGCCGTATTCCACGGCGATCAGGCGGCGATCCGAGTGGCCAGTTTTGGCCAGCGGGGTCTGCGAGACGTTGTTCAGGAAAGCCACGCGAGCGAAGTTCGGGTCCAGAACGAAGACGTCACGGCCAGCGACGGTTTCGGAGTTTGCCGTACGAGTTTCGAGGAAGCGCGTCGGGACGATCTGCAGGGTGCCGAAGTCCGAGACATAGATGTCGATGGCAGCAACCAGCGACTTCTTGTTGGTCATGTCTTGGTACTTGGTGGCCGAGCCAGTGAAGGTCGAAGAGATCTTCTGCTTCACAGCCGAGCCGCACAGAACGATGGACGGCTCTGCGCCCGAGTCCCAGCACTTGGCGATGACCGACTTCAGCATGTCTTCGGTCAGCGCACGCACCGAACCGTCGGTGGCTGCTGCGTTCGGGTAGCCAGCGGTGGTGCCGGACAGGGTCGGGTTTGCGCCGTCAACGGTGCCCGTCGAGCGGTCCACGTTGGTGCGGAGGAACGCGGGCAGGCCAGCGGTGATGCGGGCCTCG